CGCCGACGCTTGGAAACACTGGCATTACGTTAAACGCAAAAACTGCGCCTGTAACCGCTGTCATTGAAACAGCCAGCGTTGTGTTTGGTGCTGTTTCGCAAGCTGTCCACAATGCTTCGCAAAGTGATGAGGCTGCGCCCCAGTCAGCAAGCATTGAAATGTCAAAAGTCCACTGATCGTCAATGTGCTTGTAAGCCTTGCCGTCTAGCGTTTGGTATGTCTCGACGGTTGGGCTGTTCGCAAGTACTGCGCTGGTCGCTTGTGCGTCGTAGTTAACTGTTGCAATGGTCACGACTAAATCGCGACCAGTGATGATTGTCGTTGGCATTTTGTCTCCTATGTAGTTTGTGTGTAATAAGTCGAAACGTTTATGTCAGCCACCAGCATTGGACTTTGTCCTACTTCCAAAACTGTCGGCTTTTCTATAACGCCAACGACGTATCCTGCTGGCATTGCAGCAAGAATCCCTATTATGAGCTTTTCTAGATTGTCCAGTGAGCCTGCATTGCTATTGCTGGCGACAATGGCGGTGATTGCAAAATTAAGTTTGACCTGTGTTTTTGCCTTGCCGATTAGCACGACTTCCATGTATGGGCTGTCAGGTACAACAACAATGGCAGGCGGTATTGGTGACTCAGGTACGCTTGGGTACACGTTTGCAGATAGCGCGCTAAAGGCTGTGGCTAAGGCTGATCGTGTCTCGGCAATTGAGTTTGCTGGCATTTATTGGCACACTGTCTCAGCGTCCAGGTAAGGCATCAGCAATGTACTGACGCGGTTGGTCAAGCTGCGACCCATGCGATACGGCGAGCTTGTAAAGTCCACGCCCTCGATCTGTCCACCAGCTGCAACGCGTGACTGAAATACCTCAACGCTAACAGCCAGGATTGCTGACTCAATTGCTGGTGTGCTGGCATAAATGTCTGCCGCTGAGTAACCAGACAGCGTTGCCTTGCCATTTGGCACGATTGGTCGTTTTGTAACGTCGGAGCTTGTTAGTGCCGCCGTAAAATGATACGGCGCGGTGTCAACAACTGTGTGTGTCGCTGTAAATGGTGCAGGCAAACCAGTAACGATCACTGATTGACCAGCTACAAAATAATGCTCGCGGATTGTGTAAAAGGTCGCAACATTGTCCTTCAGCTCATAAGCCTGGACGCCTGAAACATTTGCAACCAGCATTGGCAAAATTACGTCCTCGCTGGTGTTGATGATCTCGTCCAAATAAGCGTCGCTGTAAAGTGAAACGGACACGCCAAGCACCGTACGCAATTGGCTTGCTGTGACAATGGCTGGCATGTCCGTTTCCTTTCGACTGCTGCGGCGACCTCGGGAGAAATCGCCGCATGATTAGTTAGTGGCTAGTTATCAGGTCTTGTTGATACCAAACGCACCTGCACCGATTTTGGTTGCAATTGCGCCGTATCCGTAAACTGAAACTGCGATTTGTCCTGACGCAATTACGTCTGCACGTAGTCGGTATGTTGGTGACTCGTACCATGTGTATGCGCTTGGGTTGATGATGAGCATTGAGTCATCTTTGTCAGTGTCATTTGCTGACGGTACGTTTGCTGTGACGTATAGATCAAGACCTGCCACGTTTCCGCGGATTGAGTCTGGACGTACGACGCCGCCTGCATTGCTTGGCTGTGCAGCCATGTAAATTGGACGACCTGAGTCGTTAAGTGTCATCAGGTTTGCCCATTGGCTCGTATTTGCCAAGATGTTTGTCGCAAACCCTTGTGTGTTTGAGTAAACAGATGCAGCTCCACGTGAAACAAAACCTAGCAACTCTGAAGCTGTTGGGTATGTTGCAAGTGTTGTTGAGTCAGCTGTTGCACCAGCTGCCAATGCTGTGTAAACAGCAAGGTCTGTTGCCTTTGCATAAGCTGCTGACATGTTGTTTAGCAACTCGTTAAAGAATAGTGGAGATGTGCGGTCAAGCAATTCGACGCTGAACGTTTGCTGTCCAGCGTATTTTTTAACACTAACGCTTAAAAATGAGCTTGCTTGGTCAGTTTCTGACGGTGTGCCAGCTTCTGCAGTTTCTGCAACTGTTGGCATTGTTGTAATTTTTGGTATCTCAAAAGACATGCCAGCGTCAGGCAAGACGCCACGACTGATCGCATCTATGGCACTTCTCGTTGAGTTTGCAAGTCCGTTGATAACTTCTGTCAACTGACGTGTAGGTACTAGACCTGCGTTGTCTGTTGTGTCATCTGCTGCTGCAACGTACTGACGTGCTGACTCCTCGCCTAGTGATGCGCGGATTGTGTTTTCCAGGTACTTAGCAGCTGTGAACTCTAAGCGTGGCTTTGTTGTCCAACCGCCGACGGCTGGCTTTGCATTTGCTGTTACTGACTGGGCAGCTTCTACCGTCTCGACGGTGTCCGCGTTTGTGACGGTGTTGTCCACTTCGTCTCCTTCTGTTGTTGGTGTTTCCTCTGGCTCAACTGTTGAGTCAGAAATCTCAGGCTCATCACCTGTTGTTGCTGCGACCTCGTTGACACGTGCTGATCTAATTGCAGGCTCTGACGTCAAAGCAACGCCAGTCATTTCGCCTTTGATAATTCGCACTGTGCCGTCTTTTAAGGTTTCGTACTCGTCAAAATAAACTTCGACGCTAAATCCGTCGCGCAAACCTTCTGAGGCTTCTACTAGCGCATCTGTGCCAGCTGTTGTGTTGGCGATCTTAAATGTTGCGTCAATGCCTTGTTCGCTTGCCTCGATCGACAATGTTTTGCCAATGCGACGTGTGCGATCATGTTCCAGGTTGAGCAACACTGGCACTGCCTCAATGCTTCCTTTTGCAAATTGCACCTTGCCAATTGATGCAACACCTGTTTCCTCAAATGTCACAATACGACCAGTGATCGTGCGACTATTTGAGTCAGCTGCGGTGATTGCAATAGGTGTGATGAGTTTTTTCATAGCAACATGTCCTCTTCTGCGCGAATTTCCTCGACCGACATCGCGCCGATACGATTTAAGATTTCATAAACCTGCGCGCGCTCAAATGGATTGCCACGCAAGAAATTGTCTAGATCAAACATGACTTTGTTGCCTGCTGGCGTAAAGTCTGCAAAAGATAGCCTTTGTTCCAGGATTGACATGTAATTTCTAAAAGCAAAGTCCACCAGATCGCGTCGTTTGTCTAAAGCGTTTGCATAAGTAAAACTCGACTGCTGGCTGTCTGTGAAATAGGCAGGTATGCCACACGCGCGGCTAAGCTCCAGCGATACGTAATTTCTTGCTTCGTTTAGCTGTAAATTCTTAGGGTCAAAACCAACTGACTCCATTGTTACGTCAGCATTGAGAAATGCAGTCGATTTATTTTGGCGAGCTGTACGCCAAGCCTGCAAAATCTTTGCAACACGATCTGCTGGCAATGATGTGCCGTTTGACTTTAATACCATGAGCGGTGTTGGCTCATTGGCAAAATTAAGTGATGCCTTTTCTAGCGCGGCAGCTGCTTTAATCGTGCGACCTGCACGAGCCAGCAAACCCTCTTGCGTATTAGGAAACACGACAAGATTTGTTGGGTCAATTGGTTTTCCGTCGATCTCGTAGGCTGTAATTTCTGTATTGTCAAAATTTGTTGTTATTGACACGCGCTCTGGTGCAACGCGTTCCATTGCGCGGATTTTGCCTGTGTCTGCGTATCGTTCCATGACGTAGGCATAAGCTGCGTTGTGAAAGAATAAATCAGAAATAATCCAGCCCCAAAATGTTGAGCCTGGTATGCGTGGGTCTGGCTGATTGATCACACGCGGTTGTGACACCTTTTCGCCTGTTGCTTCATTGCGTGTGTGCAATGGCAGTGATGCAATTGTTTGCATGATGCTTAAAGCACGTGCCACCGTCGGCACACTCATAGCTTCTGCGCGATTAGCTGTGGCAATGCCGTAAAAATAAAAATTGTTGTTTTCTGTAAAATACGGCGCAAGAGATGCGTCAACGTCCAAAGGCGCAGCTGGAACGGCAGCTGACACCTTTGGCACAAACAGATCGAATAAACCCATGTCCAAATTGTGTCAGGCTTATACGATCAACCAACCATGATGTCAAGATCATTGTTCGGGCGTGTCGCAAAGTGTGTCACTAGGGCAACAGCCACCGCACCGCAAACAATTGCATTACTGGCTCGTCTGCCAATAACCCAGCCGCCGTCACCACGACGCAATTGTACAGCAGCTAGTATTTCCTCAGTCAGCTGTGCTTGTCCTCGGTGTTTAAGTCTGCCGCTGTTGATCGCAGACAGCATTTCGTCGCAGCTCTGCGGATACGCACCGTCCATGTCAAAGACAGGTATGCCAGCAGGTGCAAGTCGTGAAGCTACTGCGCCAGCAGATTTTCTGCTGTATAACACGTACTCGGTTGGATACTTTCGCGCATAATCCGCCAATTCGTTTGCAATTTCGCGATCATCTAGCTGCAAGTCATTTGACCAGCTGTGCAGCAGCTTGACGACAAATGACTCATCAGCCAATTTTTGCGCGCCGACCAATGATGCGTGTTTTCTGTCTGGTGAAAGATCGATTGCCAACCAGGTTAATTTGTCAGGGTCAAGGTCTGCCGTTTTGTCAAGGCATTTGTTCCACGCAGCCGCATCAACAATGTTTTGGATTGCCACAACCCAACGGCACAAGACCTCGGACATTACGACATTTGGTGGGTCGTTGAGTACCGATCTGACATTGTCCTCATGGATTAGCGTTCCCATGCTTGGATTTGCGTACCTGGCGTTTTCTAGCGTTATTTCATCACTAGGCGACGACCACTCAAAATAGCCAATGTCATCTTTCACGCCGCCAATGCTGGCGAGCGCGCGATCTCTAAAAGAATTAAGCACAACCGACGTGTTATCGCCAGCATTTGTATAGCTCATGAGCATTGGATTTGGCGCGCTCATCAGGGTATAGCGCAGTGAGGCAAACGAGTCCATGTTGTTCATGCGTAACAATTCGTCCAGGTGAATTGTGGACGGTCGGCTGATACCACGTGCAGCTGAGCCACCAGCGCGCACCATGAACCTTGTGCCCATTTTTGTTTCGATTTCCTCAGCTCCATGATTAAGCCGTACTTTTTTAACCAGCTTTGACAATGATGCGTTTGCCTCAATTGTCCACATCATCTGGCGAAACTGCTCTAGTGAGGTGTTGAGGGTGTGAGCCTGTCCAATTTGCAACGGCTCGTTCCACAAAAACAGTCCGCCTAAAATTCTGATCTGCTGTAAAAATGATTTTCCGTTTTGACGTGCTACAACAATGCAATTGACTGGTGATGCCCACCTGCCGTCTGGCTTGACCTTGTGCGTGTGAATAAGGGCAAATTTCTGCCACTCCATAAGTTCCACGCCCAAACTAGCTGCTAAGTCGATCAATTCGCCACCGCGAGAAGGTAAATCGTTAAGCGGCGTGTGGATTCGTGGCGTTTGTACGCCTAATAGAGGCTTTTGCAGGTCTGTGTCCCTATCTTTTCCCTGTTTGACCCGTTTGCGACCGTCTGGTGCCCCTTGTAGGGCTTTTAAGGGCTTCTCAGTCGTTTTCATGCGACTTCGAGTCGTTTTTGGTATAAAAAGGAACAG